TTATATTAATAATACAGATATTACCAACCATTTAACTATTTATAGTGTCGGTGCTACAAATAAAAGTGTTCCTGATTGGGTATTTCAATTAAGTGCTCGTCAATCTAAGATATTTATTGAAGGAATGTGCCTTGGAGATGGTCATGAAACAAATACATCTCTTCATTATTCAACATCATCAATTAAACTTCGTGATGATTTACAGATTCTATGCCAACACGCTGGTTATACATCATATTATGCTAAACGTTACGATGTTGGTCATGAAACAATTATGAAAGATGGACGCATTATTACTAGTTCAGCAATTAGTTGGGATATTGGTATTCGTAGAACTAGATTAAGACCTACAATTAATCATGGTCATACACATGAACAAAATGGACAATCTGAATTAATTACCCCTTTTAATGGAAAAGTATATTGCCTTCGTGTTCCATCAGAAGTATTCCTTGTAAGGCGCCATGGAAGAATTGTATGGACCGGTAATTCTTCTCGACACGGCCAAAAAGGTACTCTAGGAATGATTCTCAATCCTCAAGATATGCCTCAAACAGCGAGTGGTATTGTACCAGATATTATTATCAATCCTCACGCTATTCCATCTCGTATGACTATCGCTCAATTCATGGAAACTCTTTTAGGAAAAGCATGTTGTGAAATTGGATGTCTTGGTGATGGCTCTCCTTTCAATGAAGTAACTATTGATAATCTAGCAGCAATTCTACGTGATAAATATAAACTAGAACCTTATAGTAATGAAGTTCTTTACAATGGATATACTGGTCGCATGATGGAAACAAATATCTTTACTGGCCCAGTGTATTATCAGCGGTTGCGCCATTGCTCTGCTGATAAGATTCATTCTCGTTCTTCTGGTCCTCTAGTCATGCTCACTCGCCAACCAGCAGAAGGAAGAGCACGAGAAGGTGGTCTACGTTTTGGTGAAATGGAAAGAGATGCTGTCATTGCTCATGGTGTAAGTGAATTCACAAAAGAACGTTTTATGGAATGCTCTGATTTGTTCCGTTGCCATAGCTGTCGCGACTGTGGACTCATTGCTATTACAAACCCACAACAAGGTATTTGGCAATGTCGCGGATGTGGCAATACAACTAACTTTAGCCCAATTGAAATTCCTTACGCTTACAAGCTACTGCTCCAAGAGTTAGAAACTATGAATATTACTTCTCGTATTATTACAACAACAAAACTTCTAAAAATGGGAGTTCCTAAGAAAGTATAATTAATCTGTCTTACGTCTTTTAAATGTTTTTTTAAAAAATTTAAATCTTCTTGTTTTTCTCTTTTTTCCTCCAGAACTAGAAATTTTCTTTATAAAACTTTGTATTTTTTCTTCAATCATTGGAAGATTTTCTTTGAATTCTGATGGTTTTTTTCTTTCTTTAGAATATTGTAAATATTGTTTATCAATTTCTTCAAAATTATGAACTTGTAAAATATGTTTCACATGGTATAAGTTAAAAAACATATTTTGTTCTTCTTCTGTTAAAGTATCAAAAATATCTTCAAATATTGTTATTGCCATTTCTAAATCTATTGTATCAGCATCCGTTTCAAATGGGGGTATTTGAATATAAGTAACATTTTCATAATCTATATAAAAATCATTATGTATTAAATCATCTACAAATAGAATTTTTCCATTAGAATATTGTCTAATAGTGCTTACCATTTTGGAAGGATATCCAGATTGATCTGCTTTATCAAGCGTTCGTTCTTCATGATTTCTATCTAAATATTTTATGAATAAATCTGGTGTATGAAATATATCTTGTATTGCTCTTCCAGCGTATTCTAAAGGATATAAATTTGCGTTATTTGAATATATTATAAAACCTTTTATTTTATGTTTCTTATATTGATTCACTAATGGTTCTAAAATTTCTTTTAAATTTGGTCTTAAAATTTTCTCATTTAACTTTTCTTTCTCTATTTCTTTCTCTAAAGAATCTCTTAATTTTATCAATAAATCTCTTTCTTCTTCACTATAAGTATTAATTGTTTTTAAAAAGTCTTCTTTTTTATCATTATTGTATGCAGAGTGGTTTGGAATTATTTTTGGTTCTAAAAGATGTCCAAAATAATCTATAATTCTAAAATCACCTAATGTATTATCTAAATCAAAAACACATACATTCTGAGCCATCTACTGATACAAAAATGAAAAAAATTAAAAATAATAATCACCCTTATTGCGTTTATCAAAAACTGTTTTCCAAAATGTCTTTTAGTATGAAAGTTCAGAAGCGTAATGGTTCGTATGAGCCTATCTCATTCGATAAAGTTCTAGGTCGTATTCGTAAAGCTTCTAGAGCTCTTCAAGTAAATCCCGATTCAATTGCACAACAAGTTCTTGCTCGTATTTATGATGATGTTAAGACTAGTGAAATTGATGAACTAACTGGGCAACTTTCTGCTTCTCTTTCAACCACCCATCCGGATTATGGAATTCTTGCAAGCCGTATTGCTATCAGTAATCATCAAAAAAATACGGATTCATCATTTACTAATGTCATGATTGCTCTAAGTAATCAAATTAACCCTAAAACAAAGGAAGAAGTTTCTTATATTTCAAATGAACTTCTTGAACTTGTAAAAGATAAAGGAAAAGAAATTGATGCTAAAATTGACCATGATAGAGATTATCTCTTTGATTATTTTGGATTTAAAACTCTTGAAAAATCTTATTTGATGAAAGATACAAGTGGTAAAATTCTTGAACGCCCTCAACATGTTTGGATGAGAGTATCACTTGCTCTATGGACTTCTGACTTAAAAAAGGCATTTGAAACATATGATTATATGAGTCAGAAATATTTTACTCATGCTACCCCTACATTATTCAATGCTGGAACTCAAAGACAACAACTAAGCTCTTGTTTCTTACTTGCTATGTCAGATGATAGTATTACTGGAATTTATAAAACTCTTGGTGATTGCGCGGCAATCAGTAAACATGCTGGTGGAATTGGACTTCATCTTCATAATATTCGTGCTCGTGGTTCTCTTATTAAAGGAACAAATGGAACATCAAATGGTATTGTACCAATGCTTCGTGTCTTCAACAATACCGCACGCTATGTTGATCAAGGTGGTGGACGTCGCAATGGCTCATTCGCTATGTATCTAGAACCATGGCATGCTGATGTTGAAGACTTCTTAAGAATGAAACTTAATACTGGTAATGAAGAAGATAGAGCAAGAGATTTGTTCTATGCTCTTTGGATTCCTGACCTCTTCATGAAACGTGTAGAAGAATCTGGTATGTGGAGTCTATTCTGTCCTAATGAAGCACCAGGGTTGGCAGATGTTGTTGGTGATGAATTTGAAGCTCTATATACGAAATATGAGAGCGAAGGCCGAGCAAGAAAGCAAATTAATGCTCAAAAACTTTGGTTTGAAGTATTGAATTCACAGATTGAAACTGGTAGTCCTTATTTGTTATATAAAGATGCCGCGAATAAGAAATCAAATCAACAAAATGTTGGTGTGATTAAATCAAGCAATTTATGTTGTGAAATTCTAGAATACTCTGACGCAAATGAAACAGCGGTGTGTAACTTAGCATCCATTGGTCTTCCAGCTTTTGTTAAGAAAGATAAATTTGATTTTAGTTTGCTACGAAAAGTTGTGACAACAGTAACTCATAATCTAAATCGTGTGATTGATATTAATTATTATCCTACAAAAGAAACATATACATCAAATATGCGTCATCGTCCTATTGGTATGGGTATTCAAGGACTTGCGGATGTCTTTTCTATGCTAAAACTATCATGGGAAAGTCCAGAAGCGGCTGAACTAAATCGTAAAATCTTTGAGCATATGTATTATGCGGCTCTAGAAGCATCTATGGAAGATGCTAAAAAAGATAGCCCTTATTCAACTTTTCAAGGTTCTCCAGCATCAAAAGGTATTCTACAATTTGATATGTGGAATATAAAGCCAAGTGCTGATTTAGATTGGGATAAACTCAAAAAGAATATTGTAAAACATGGACTGCGTAACTCATTGCTTATTGCTCCAATGCCAACAGCTTCTACTAGTCAAATCCTAGGTTATAATGAATGTTTTGAACCTTTTACCACAAACATTTATACCCGGCGAACTCTAGCTGGAGAATTTGTTGTAATTAATAAATATTTGTTAAAAGAACTTATTGAACTTGGTATTTGGAATGAAGATTTGAAACAAAAAATTGTAGCACACAACGGATCTATTCAAAATATTTCAGATATTTCTGAATCCATTAAACCAAGATATAAAACTTCATGGGAACTTTCTCAAAAGATTCTTATTGATATGGCTGCTGACCGAGGTGCTTTTATTTGTCAGAGTCAAAGTCTAAATTTATTTGTTGCAGATCCTAATAATGCGAAACTTACAAGTATGCACTTTTATGCTTGGAAAAAAGGTCTTAAAACTGGTTGCTATTACTTGCGCACAAAAGCACCAGTAGCAGCACAGAAATTTACAGTTGACCCCCGTATGTTAATAGAATCTCCTGAAGATAAAAAAAAACGAGAGAGAAAAGAACTATTAGATAAGCTTTCAGCAGAATATGAAGAAGAACAACGGAAAGCAAAAGAATTAGCAGATTCCGGTGAAGGTTGCCAATTTTGTTCCTCTTAAATATATAGAATGGATGTTGTATTAGCTACCCTCTTATTCATCTTATTATCCCCCGGTCTCCTTTTTTGCTTCCCCGTTGGTGATAATAAGGGTGGTGTAGGTTCTGAAGAAACAAGCAATCTTGCTGTTATTGTTCACGGTATTCTCTTCTTCATGGTAAATAATGCTGTAGCAAATGATTGGTTAGGCATTTTCCACTATCTCAATGAGATCCCCAAAGCGATTGAAGGTGTAAATCGTAGCGTACCAACAGTAATTGCTACTCTTGCTTTCATTGTTCTATCTCCCGGTTTAATTGTAACATTACCAAGCTTTGATGGTAATTTATTTTTTAGTCAAGAAACAAATACACTCGCTATCATAGTCCATGCTGTTGGATTCTATATTGCTTTACGCTTATACAATGACAACTCTAGCAATAGCATTGTCCAATGGATTAATGATAATATCGGTAGTGGTCTATAAAGATCTAAACAACTTTGATACCTGCTAATCCATGAATAAACACTAAATATTCTTTGGGAAATCCCCAAAAACAACTCGGTTCTACATTTTCAGCTGATGGAATTCGGCGACTTGATGTATTCTTTCCATGAGAAAACGCAACAATAATTTGTTGTGGAGGAATCTCTAACACTTCATGTTCTCTTCCTTTCACTAAACTTTCTCCTTCACCTACTTGAATTATTTTATCAAACTTTTGAGATTGAAACCAATCTTTGTAAAATGTTAAAGTTGCTTCTGAAATTCTTTGTCCTAGAGGAATATCAAATGGAGGAGAATTTACAGCAGAAACTCCTTTTATTAAATCATAACATGCGATTGTTGTACATGCTACTGCTTTTATGCTTCCTTTCATAATAGGATGTCTTGTTAACCATGCTACTCTGCGTCTAAAAGAAGTTTCTGGATAATGGTCATCATCATCCATAAATAAAATAATATCATTTGAACAATTCTCCACGCCAAGATTTCTCTTTTGAGCAACTGGCGTCTTTTTTAAAAGAGGAACATAACGAATATCCATTCCTGTAAATGTATTTTGGGTTTGAATAATTAAATCAGATGCTTGTTCATTTATATCATCACTATCATCTACAATTACCCACTCTATTTTATCTTTAGGATAATCTGTTAAAATCATATTATGACGTGCTAAATCAAAGAATTTTCTCCTATTATAAATCAAAGTTATAACAGAAATTCTTGGACAACTATTTCTATCTAGAATTGGAGCAAGAGTTTTTATTTTTATTTTTAAAGGTATATCATTCATAATTTCAAGAAATTTTGTTTGAAATTGTTTTATTGCATCATTTTGTTTAGTATTATATACATAATTAAAGCTAGTAAATTCTGTAATAGCTTTTTCTAAATCTTCTTCAACAGAATCTACATTTGCTACATAAGAAGCATAAGGACATTTCTCATTACTATGAGCTAGAGGTGTTGTTAACCAAGCTTTATTATTATTATTTCTATAATCTTGAAGATATACTGGTAGAGTATTTAGAATTGTAAAAGCATTTACTGAATTTGCTTCTGCTGCTGTATAACCAAAACCTTCTGCCATAGAACAACATACATGTCCAGAATATGTATGAAGAAGTTCGTTTCGTTTTTGGCTCGTTAAATCTTCAACATATAATTTTACATTTTTAGAAAGTTCTTGTGTTAGAATTAATGGCTCTACACTATATACATGAATAGGAGGATATGATTCTTTCCATAAAGGAAGAAAATGTTTCGCAAATTCTTGTTTATTCTTACTTCCTCCAAGTAAATACAAAAACTCTTTTTTTGAAGTAACATTCTTTGGCCTTTCCATAGGAAGCATACTCCATGGAAGAATTTTTGCTCCTTCAATCTTTAAATCTTCCTTTGTAATTACAATATCAAAATGCTTCATATAAGGGTCCCATGATTCTTTAAAATACCATTCCGGATTCATAACAAAGATATTATATGATGCCCAAGGTACATAACTATATATAGGAACTTCTAAATGAATATTAACATCTTGAACTACTGGATGCTCTAAAGGATCCGCAAAACGGACGGTTGCATATCCAGATAAAGCACGTTTAATCAATTCAGCATCTTTTTCTAATCCAAACTTATTGGCTTTATTATAAATAACAGTCACCGCTAGAGTTTTATTTTCGTTAAACATCTATATTGCTTAATAATAGGTGTTTAAGCAATGATTCGAGATATAGGTTTTCTTTGCTGGAAAGATACTAAATCTTGGATGGAACAAATGAAAGGAACACGATGGGAATCCATGGTAAAAAAAGAAAATTCTTTATTCAAAAAAAAAGTAAGTGAAGTTGCTTCTAAAGAAATGTTGTTAGAAAAAATGGAAGAATTTATAAAAGCAAAACAAAGTATTTTTTTTCGTTATAAAAATATTATTGTGAAACAATATGGTTCCTATGAATATGAATGGTTTTATGATAGCAATTCTTCTAAAACATATATAGTAAGTGATATTTTTTTATATAAAGAGCATATATATCAAATAAAAGCATCTAGCAACGGTAGTGAAAAATATAGATTAGAATCTTCTGATTCATGGCATATAGACAATGTTGGAACAAATGTTATTGTCAAAGATAATATTTGTTATGTTTTAACAGCTAAAAATAAACTCTGGTATAATTCATTGATAGCGATAGATTATAAATCTGGTAAAGTTCTTAAAACTATTTATGAAGAAAAAGATAAACGATTTAATTTAAATTTAATAAGAGGTGATAATAATTGTATTTTTTTAATTCGTGATAATTCTGGAAAACAGAATTTATTTGTTATTGAAGGGCTAGAAATTGCGTATGAAAATAATGTTCTCCAAAGTTATTTTCCTATTGGATATCATAAAGGAATAATTAGTTATTTTTTTAATATAAATAATATATGGTATTCAAAAGGATTTAAAATTCATAACTTTAGTAATGAAATAGAATATGCTTCATTAAAAAATAATATATTAATTCTACGAGATAATGGATTAAAACGAGTATTTGATTTTAAAGGAAAAGAAATATATAATTTTTATGGAAATTTAATATTGAATAAATTTGTAGAATACCCTTTTGAACGATTTTTTATTGATTTTACTGATTCTGGTATACAAGAATTTCATGATTTTGTAAATAAAAGTTGCTATCAACCATACTGTAAAGTTAAAAGATATTTTATAGGTGATATAAAAATACCTTTAATTGTCGCTAAACCATTATGTAAGATAAAAGGATTAATGATTACAGCCTATGGCGGGTATGGTTTACCAACAAGTTTAAGTTCTACACGATGGAAACCCTATTTAGAAGATGGATGGATAATCGCATATGCTTGTGTTCGTGGTTCCGGCGATGTTGACAAAGCTTGGGCTAATTCCGCAAGAACATATAATAAGAGTTTAGCATGTGAAGATTTAGAAAGTTGTATTCGATATTTACAAAAGAAATACAATATTTCTAGCAACCATACTTGTATTTATGGAAGGTCTGCTGGTGGATATTTAGTAGGTGCCACTGTAGCTAGAAATCCAGATGGAAAGTTATTTAAAATGGCTTATACAGAAGTTCCATACGTTGATGTTTTACGAACAACTACAAATCCAAAACTTCCTTTAACAATTTTAGAATATGATGAATTTGGAAATCCTGCAGATGGTATTCAAGAATTTAGAACAATCATGGAGTTGAGTCCAGTCAATATTCAAAGCTCTCCGGATATTTTTATCCTCATAAGAACGTCTGAAAATGATTCTGAAGTATTTGCATATGAATCATATAAATGGTTAGAAGCTTTACGAGGAAATAAAAAGAATGATACTACAAAACTTCTTTATAATACACAAAATAAAGGACATTTTGTAAATGGGAAATCAGGTTATGAGAATTTTTCGGAAGACTTTTTTTTGTTAAAGTCTTTTAGAGATGTCAAGCAAGAAAGATAAATTATTACAACAGCTAAAAGGTGGAAAACTTACTCAAAGTGGTGGTGCTGGAGCTATAGCATTAACTGATAGTTTACCAGTTGGTACATTCAATTCTAGTACAACAGCTGTAGCTAGTATTAATACTGTAGGTGATTTAATTAATGCTCTTAAACATGTTAGATATCAGGCAGAACAAGCGAATGCAAATGCTGGAACAGCAATTGGTGATATTACTGGTTTAATTGGAACTAATAGCCCTACTGGTTTATGGAACAAGATTAATAACTATACTATTGGTGATATTACAACATTTCAAAGTGGATCTGCGCTGACAGATTTAGATGCCGCAGCAGGTGGTTTACCATTATATATTGCTGATCAAATAGCTGCTGCTAGAAATAGTGGTCCTACTGGTGCTACTGGTGCT